AGAAGGTGTGGATACTCTGCGGAGGCGTAATCCATGAAACTACGCAAGCAGACACTCCTGTATCATCCTGAGTATCCGGGGGTGAAGATTACCGTGAATAGATGGTTTTGGGAGTGGTGGTTTAAGCCAAGAGGTTTTGCTACCTATGAAGAAGTGTTTGAGTACTATGCCAAGTGCAAGAGAAACATATGAGTAAGCTACACGCTGATGGTATGCCTTGGCAGGTAGAGGATTACCTCAACAATATTGATTACAGTATTGATCCTAATTATGTACCCAGTGACTTTGCATTAGAGTTTGTTACGTTCATCAAGTTGGTTAATGGAGCACAGGGGGAAGAGAATCTTACTCCTGTGGTTCACTATTCAATGTTGGATACGATAACAGACAGGGGTAAGAGGGTTCTCAATCTGTGTCATCGTGGTATTGCCAAGACAACACTGATGGCGGAGTACTTGTTTCTGTACATTGCTACTTATGGTGATCTACCTGGATTTGGGCCTGTAGATTTGGCTTTGTATGTTAGTGACTCCATTGAGAATGGTGTTAAGAATATGCGTAAGAATCTGGAGTTTAGATGGGATAACTCTGATTTCTTGAAGCAGTATGTTCCTACTACCAAGTTCACGGATATTCGGTGGGAGTTTCAGAATGCTGACGGTAAGGTATTCATTGTTAAAGGATATGGAGCAAAGACTGGTGTTCGTGGTGCCAAGGAGATGGGTAAACGTCCTCAGTTAGCGGTACTGGATGACTTGATTAGTGATGAAGATGCACGCTCTACTACGGTTATCTCTGCTGTAGAGGATACTGTGTATAAGGCTGTGACTTATGCATTGCATCCTACAAAGAATATGATCATTTGGAGTGGTACCCCATTCAATGCAAAAGACCCTTTGTATAAGGCAGTAGGTTCTGGTGCATGGAGGGTTAATGTGTTTCCTGTATGTGAGACATTCCCTTGTGATAAGGCAGAGTTCAGAGGTAGTTGGGCAGATCGTTTTACGTATGAATACGTGAAAGAACAGTATGACACTGCTGTGAAGACAGGTAAGGTAAACTCCTTTAACCAAGAGTTGATGCTACGAATCATGAGTGAAGAAGACAGGGTTATTCTGGATAGTGATCTTCAATGGTACTTCATTGATGCTGTGATCAGGAATAAGAGTAAGTTCAATTTCTATATCACTACTGACTTTGCTACCAGTGAAAGACAGAGCAGTGACTTCAGTGTGATTAGTGTCTGGGCATACAATAACAATGGTGATTGGTTTTGGGTTGATGGTATCTGCCAACGTCAGTTGATGAACAAGAACATTGATGATCTGTTCAGATTAGTTCAGATGTACAAGCCACAGGCTGTAGGGATTGAAGTGACAGGACAACAAGGAGGGTTTATTTCTTGGCTTCAAGAGCAAATGATGAACCGGAATGTGTATTTTACACTGGCTTCAGATGGGAATGACAACAAGCCGGGTATGCGTCCTAACACAAACAAGATGACACGTTTCAGTACTATGGTTCCATTGTTCAAGGCACACAAGATGTTCTTCCCCTTGGAGAAGAAGAGTGAACCTACCTTGGCTGAAGGGTTGAATGAACTGAGTTTGGTTTCAGTGAGTGGCTTCAAGAGCAAGCATGATGACTTCATTGATACGGTATCAATGCTTTCAAGCTTGAGGGCATGGAAACCAAGTGAAGAAACTACATTGGTGTCTCACTCTGGACATAGTAACATGTGGGACATTGAGGAAGATGTGGTGGAAAATCCTCGTATTGGTTCCTACATTGTATAGGTGATACATGAAACTCTCTGAAATCTTCACACAACTCTCCTATGGAGAGCTTAGCCAGATGGCTATTGGTAACTCTGGTGCTGGAACTATCGAGGATGCTAACTATGATCGGTTGGTATCCAGTATTAACCTTGGTTTAGCTGCTTTACACACACGATTCCCTATCAGACATGGGGAATTTGTAGTGGATATGCAGACAGATCAGGTAAATTACCCCATACATCTGAAGTATTGTGCCAGTAATACTGCTTCAACTGAACCTGTTAAGTACATTCTTGACGTAAGTTCCCCATATCTCAATGATTTGATGAAGATTGAGAGAGTATTGACACAAGATGGTGTGGTTTTACCTCTAAATGATGAGGCAGATGAGTTTTCCTTAAGTACCCCTAGCCTAAGTACGCTTAGAGTCCCCATTGATATCGTTAATCGTCTGGCAACCACTCCTTCTGAGTACCTTACTGACACCCTTACTGTGCAATATCGTGCAGCACACCCTTATCTGGTTCCCGGAGTAGGGCATTACCGTGCAGAGACCGTGGAGATTGATCTTCCGTATCAGTATCTTGAAGCTCTCTGTTACTTTGTAGCAAGTCGTGTGAATAATCCAATGGGTATGACCAATGAGTTCCATTCAGGGAACAGTTATGCTGCCAAGTATGAACTTGCCTGTGCTTCCTTGGAGCGTGATAACATACGTATCGACCAAGTAAGCCAGCCAAATCGTATTGAACGTAATGGTTGGGTGTAACTTCCACTGATTGAATGGGTACTAACATGAAAGATGAAGATGATATGGATTTGGATGAAGTTACTCCAGACGATAAGTGGAAAGTGGATTGGAAGACTCCACCTAAGCTGGCTGACTTGAAGCTTGATTACCAAGAAGCAAACATGGTGCATGAGGCTCAGTGCAGTAAGATTGATGAATGGCTTGATAACATGCATGTTAGGGGTAAAGCTGTAGTAAAGACAGCCAAGAACTCTTCCAAGATTGTTCCTAAGCTTATTCGTAAGCAAGCTGAATGGAGATATCCTGCATTGACTGAACCATTCCTCAGTACAGAGGATTTGTTCAATATCACTCCCGTTACCTGGGAAGATAGGGATGCTGCTAAGCAGAATCAGATCGTATTGAATAACCAGTTCAATACCAAGATGAACAAGGTAACGTTCATTGATAACTATGTACGTGCTGGTGTAGATGAAGGAACTATCATTGCTCGTGTTGGTTGGGAGTTTGAGGAAGAGGAGTATGAGAAAGAAGTTCCTCAAATAGAATTTAGAATGAATCCCGCATATATGGAGATACACCAACAACTTGAACAATTGAAGGTGGAATCTCCAAGCCAATACGCTACAGATGTGCCTGATGAATTGAAGATGGCACATGATATGTCTATGGAGTTAGGACAGCCCATTGAGCCTGTTGTATTGGGCATGATGATGGAGAAAGCTGTACGGGTAGTTAAGAATCAACCTACAGTAGAAGTATGTGATTACAGGAATGTGATTATTGATCCCACTTGTAAGGGTGATATCTCCAAGGCTAATTTTGTGATTTACAGGTATGAGTCTTGTTTGTCTGAACTACGTAAAGCAGGTAAGTATCATAACCTAGAGAAGATCAACATCAAGAATGTAAGTGTACTTGCTGAACCTGATCATGCTACACCTGAAGGGAGTAAGAACTTTACCTACAATGACAATACACGTAAGAAGTTTGTCGTATATGAGTATTGGGGTTACTGGGATATCAATGATGAGGGTAAGACACAACCTTTTGTATGCTGCTGGGTTGGTGATGAAATCATCCGTATGGAAGAGAATCCATTCCCAGATAAGAAGCTTCCCTTTGTAGTGGTACCCTACTTGCCGGTTAAGAACAGTGTCTATGGTGAACCTGATGGTTCATTGCTTGAAGATAACCAGAAGATTATCGGTGCTGTTACACGGGGTATGATTGATATTCTGGGTAAGTCAGCTAATGGCCAGACAGGTATTCGCAAGGATATGTTGGATGTAACCAATAGGCGTAAGTATGACTCAGGACAGGACTATGAGTTCAATCCTAATGTAAACCCCAGAGAAGGGGTGCATATGCATGTCTTCCCTGAGATTCCTGCTAGTGCTCAATTTATGCTTGGCTTGATGAGTCAGGATGCTGAGTCCATGACTGGTGTGAAGAGTTTCAGTCAAGGGGTTAGTGGGCAGTCCTTGGGGGATGTAGCTGCAGGGGTAAGAGGAGCCTTGGATGCAGCTTCTAAACGTGAGCTGTGTATCTTGCGTAGGTTGAGCCAAGGCATCATTGAGATTGGTCGTAAGATCATTGCCATGAATGCTGAGTTCCTCTCGGATGAGGAAATCATTCGGGTATCCAACGAACAGTTTGTAGCTATCCGAAGAGATGATCTTCCCGGTAACTTTGACTTGAAGCTGTCTATCTCTACTGCGGAAGAGGATAACAACAAGGCACAGGAACTAGCTTTCATGTTGCAGACGGTAGGCAATAGTATGGATACTGGTATGTTTACCATGATCCTGTCTGATATTGCTCGACTACGTAAGATGCCTGACTTGGCTAAGAAGCTGGAGAAGTATCAACCTCAACCTGATCCATTGGCTCAACAGAAGGCACAGTTGGAGATTCAATTGCTGCAAGCCAAGATTGCCAATGAAACTGCTGATGCTCATCTTAAGGAATCCAGAGCAGGTACTGAACAGGTCAAGGCTGGTAATATCAAAGCAGATACTGACATCAAGAACTTGGACTTTGTGGAACAAGAGTCTGGTGTTAAGCAGGAACGTGCTAAGGAACTTCATGGAGAACAAGCACGTAGTCAGATGAAACTGAAGGAGATGGAACGAAACTTTCAGTTAGAAGATCGTGGTTATGATATTGCCAAGGAATATATGAAACTACGTGGTGGTAGGTAACTATTCCATAATGGGAGAGGGGAGGATATACTCCCCTTGTAATTAACTCCAACTGAGAGGCATAAGCCAAATGAGTGAGTATCAAGTAGAACAATTGCAGCATAGTATTAAAGCTGCACAGGTTAAGGTGGATTTAGCACAGTCACTGGAACGTCTTCGTAAGAATAGGGACTTCCATGCTGTGATTACCCAAGGGTATTTGATTGAAGAAGCATTGCGTCTTGTGTATCTGAAGGCAGAACCTTCTATGCAGACTCCGGTTAATCAAGCTTCCATTGAGAAGCAGATTGATGCTTTAGGCGGTTTCAATTCCTTTCTGACTACGATTGAATTCCTGGGACGCCAAGCAGCCCGTACTATCGAAGCAGATAATGAAACACTGGATTGGATTCGTCAAAACCCTAATGGAGAAGAACAATAATGACTACTGAAGCCATTGAGACTACTGAAGTAGTTGAAACTCCTGATACCCCAGAGACTCAAGATTTCTTGAGTATGTCTGACGAAGAAATTTCACAGCATAGTTATCCTCCTGAAGTATCTGATACTTCGGAGACTGTAGAAGAGACTCCTGAAGAGCAGCCTGAGACTACAGAACAAGATACTGCTACTGAGACTTCTCCCGCAGACGCTCCTCCTGAATCCACAGAGTTGGATTATGAGAATGAGTATAAGCGTCTGTTGGCTCCGTTTAAGGCTAATGGTAAGGATATTCAAGTAACTTCTGTGGATGAAGCACTTACACTTATGCAGATGGGTGCTAACTACAATAAGAAGATGGCAGCACTTAAACCTAATCTTAAGGTGTTGAAGTTGCTTGACACTCATGGTTTGTTGGATGAGAATGAGCTTAATTTCTTGATTGACTTAAAGGAGAAGAATCCTAAGGCAATTATGAAGTTGGTGAAAGATAGTGGTATTGACCCCATGGAAATGGATGTTGATACTGCTGAAGGTTACAAACCCAATGTTCGTACTGTAAACGAAAAGGAAATGGCACTGGATGATGTTATTGCTGAACTTAGCGAAACACCGTCGTATTCCAAGACCATTGACGTTGTTGGTACACAATGGGATGAACCAAGTAGGAAGATTGTTGCTGAGAATCCTCAACTCTTGCGGATTATAAATGACCACGTAGCCAGTGGAGTTTACCCGATCATTGAGAAGGAAATGGAGCGCAATCGAATACTTGGGAAGTTGAATGGCTTGAGTGACATTGATGCTTACCGGCAAATTGGTGATGCAATCCAAGCACGAGGCGGGTTTGACCATTTGGGACGCCAAGGCACCCAGACCCCCACTGCAAAGGTTGTCCCTCCGAAACCGAGGAAGGAAGATGATCCGAAGCTCCGTGATAAGAAGTTGGCTGCTGCTCCACCTAAGAGTGCACCATCTTCCAGTGTGAAATCGGACTTTAATCCGTTAAGTTTGTCTGACGAAGAGTTTGCCAAACTATCTCCCAAATTTGTTTAAGAGGATACAATCATGGCTCGTGAATTTAATGACCCGCTTGGCGGGACTCCTTCCAGTATTGGCACACAGGTGATGAACGACTTCTATAAAAAGAAGGCGCTAATCGAAATCCGTAAGGAACAGTACTTCTCCCAACTGGCTGAAGTGACTTCCATGCCCAAGAACATGGGTAAGAAGATTAAGCTGTATCATTACCTGCCATTGCTGGATGATCGCAATATCAATGACCAAGGTATTGATGCTGCTGGTGTAGCTATTGCTACTACTCAATATTGGCTGGATATCCCCCGTCTGGTAGGTAGCCCTAAAGATCAGGAAGCTATTGGCGGTGTAACTACCAAGCGTGCGTATGTTGCTGGTGATTATGTCTACTGTGCCAATGGAGTAGCTAATACTTCTCGTTGGAAGCTGCAAGTTGGTAATGTTGCTGTTGGTGGTGATGCCACTGCTGGTACTTCCAAGACCAACGCTCAGATGGCTGCTATCTTGAATACGGCTGTTGTGGGTACTACCTTTACTGTTGTAGAGGATGTGATTACCTCCACCAGTTTGAACTTCTACTACACGACTGAAGCCGCTGCTATTGCTGCTGCTAGTATTGTAGGTGGTTCCATCAAGTCTCAACGTTCCGGTAACATGTATGGGTCTAGTAAGGATATTGGTTCCATTTCCGGTAAGCTACCTGCTCTCTCTGAGAATGGTGGTCGTGTCAACCGTGTTGGCTTCAAGCGTGTGGAACTTGAGGGTACCTTTGAGAAGTTTGGTTTCTTCGATGAGTATACCCAAGAGTCTCTGGACTTTGATTCTGATGCTGAACTGGAAATGCACATCAACCGTGAACTGTTGAATGGTGCCAATGAGATTACCGAAGATGCACTGCAGATTGACTTGATCAACTCTGCCGGTACGATTCGTTATGCTGGTGATGCTACCCAGAACTCTGATATGGGTACTGCTGGTACTGATGACATCGTTACCTATGGTGATCTGATGCGGTTGTCCATTGATCTGGATAACAACCGTACTCCGAAGAATACGACTATCTTCACAGGTACTCGTCTGGTAGATACCAAGACACTGAGTTCTTCGCGTGTCATCTACATCGGTTCTGAGTTGCTGCCTACGATCAAGGCTATGACTGATCTGCACAATAACCCTGCATTCATCTCGGTGGAGAAGTATGCTGCTGGTGGTACCCTGTTGAATGGTGAAGTTGGTGCCATTGATCAGTTCCGTATCGTCGTGGTTCCTGAGATGATGAAGTGGGCTGGTGCTGGTGCTGATGCTGCAGGGGATACTACCCACCATGTAACTGGTGGACGTTACGATGTGTTCCCGATGCTGTGTATCGGTGATGGTTCCTTCACTACCATTGGTTTCCAAACTGATGGGAAGTCTGTGAAGTTCGTTACCACCCACAAGAAGCCAGGGGTTGAAACTGCTGACCGTACTGACCCGTATGGTGAGACTGGTTTCATGAGTATCAAGTGGTACTACGGCTTCATGATCCTGCGTAGTGAGCGCATTGGTTTGATCAAAACCATTGCCACCCTGTAATCTGTAACACCACTAAGGGGAGGGAAACCTCCCCTTTCCTTTGTCCTTTGGAGAACTAAAATGCAAGAGTCTTATGATGATCTGCCTATCCCTGATGAAATTGTTAGCCTGAAAAAACGTGCAGACTTGATGGGTATTTCTTACCATCCGTCTATTGGTGTTGAGAAACTGCGTGAGAAGATTGCTGCAGTGCTGCATCCATCCGCAGACAAAGAAGAAGAAGAAACCCCAGTTCCTGTAGTTACAAAGGAAACTGATGGTCAACGTAGACTACGTAAGAAGCAAGAAGCCGGTGAGCTTATCCGCATTCGTGTTACCTGTATGAACCCTGCCAAGAAAGAATGGGCAGGTGAAATCTTTACCGTAAGTAATGCTACGGTAGGTACTTTCAAGAAGTACATTCCTTTCAACGCTGATGAAGGTTGGCATGTTCCTCGTATTATCTACAATCAGTTGGTTGCTCGACAGTGCCAAGTGTTTGTGAATAAGAAGGATGGCCGTGGTAATACTACTCGTACAGGTAAGTTGATCAAAGAGTTTGCTATTGAAGTAATGCCAAACCTCACCCCTGAAGAACTGCATGATCTGGCTCAACGTCAGGCTCTTGCAGGTGCTATTGATAATTAAGAACGGAGACACCTATGATTACTGTAACTGAAACAGGGGTAGCTAATACAGAAGTTACGTTAGATAGACTTACCTCTGCTGCTACAGATGGGGTAGGTGTCTTTGATATCCTGATGCGTAGTGTGAAAGCACAGATTGATTCTGAGTATCAAGCTGGGCGTATCAAAGGTAATGAGTACTCTACGGTATACCTCGGTGCATTACAGGCTGTACTCAACACTTCCTTTCAGTTTGTGTTTACGCAAGAGAAGACCAATCTTGAGATCAGTAATCTGCATAAGGAACTGGAGTTGAAGGATCAACAACTACTACGTACTACCAAAGAGATTGAAGTACTAGAACAGAAGCGGCTTACAGAACTTGCTCAAGTAAAAGGTATAGGTGTGGATGCTGATAGTATTGTAGGTCGTCAGAAGGGACTGTATCTTGCTCAGTCAGAAGGTTTTGCTAGGGATGCAGAACATAAAGCTACACAGCTTCTATTGAATACTTGGAGTATTCGACGTACCACAGATGAAAAGACGCTGGCTACTGAAGAGAATAAATTACATGATGTGTTCTTGGGTGTATCAGTAGAGAAGTTGTTGAATGGTATTGGTATCACTACTATGCCTATTGTACCTCCTACTGTACCTTGATTTTCATGTACACTAAAAGGAGCTTAGGCTCCTTTTTTTTTTTATGGGTAGGTAATAGTAATGGCCAGCAGAAAAAGATATGTAGGTACTTCCATTTCTCGGGTAATCCAGATGACTTGATACCTTCAGCTATAAAAAATGGAACTGCATCAGCAGCTTTATTGAACAAGGACATTATGGAGTCTATTGAGACTGCATTGACTGATGGTCTAGCTTCTAAAGGACGAAACTATTACCGATACGGTAAGAATATGTATACCAATGGTTTACCTCAAGGATACCCACTTACTTCTGTAACTGGGGCTGCTGAGGTAGAAACTGTAATCCAAGATGTCATTGAGGAGGCTGAAGTAGTCATGTCATACAGTTTCTTTGGTGACTTAAACTACTATCATATAGCCAACACCATGTTGTTAGACGACTATGGTTATAATCCTACTACAGGAGAACTTAGTGTACTTACTACCTTGAAAGGGTGGCCTGTTACCTTAGACTACAATTCTCTTGTGCTTACCCAAGACATGTTAGATACAGCCTCTGAAGAATCCCTAAGAAACCTTGAAGGTGATTGTAGGGTACGTGTGGATGCTGGAGCCACTGCTATTGGTTTTGAGATTACGTACAGTTGGGAAGAAATAATAGCAAACCCCTTTCCATTGCCTCCTACTATCGTTCCTCATACAGAAACACTTACTGTAACGTCTGATCTGGTACCTGTAGGATACGATACCGTGTCTGAGTACTTCCATGCACAGTATGTTATTAGCGGTACAACGAAGTATTTCCTATACAGAAAAGGAGATGGTACTTATACATCCTTAGATGTACTCTTTGATGGTGCTCCTATAACTGCGGGTACTTACTACCCTTGGATTCACTTTCGTAATAACTTCACACCAATCACTGCAGATACTGAATCAGAAGAGTATGTAACTTCTAGGAGATTGGCTAAACGTATTGGCTTAGACTTAGATACTTTATCTGACAACATATCTGAGAACCCGAATATAGCAGATGTAATCCAAGCAGTATTAATGTTTGGTATTCCACCTGAAACCACTAATCCTTTAGAACAGAAGTATCTTTATGAATACTTTGATAAT